CTAAACCGGCTCTGATTTCGGCTTCTCGGTGTCGATTGAAGTGGTAAAACCGCGCAGGTTTATACGGTGCCGAGCGCGGGTGATAGACCACAGGCCGCTCACGCCGATCCTGAACCCGATGGCGAGGATTTGACCCTCTGCGGCGATTAGCGGATTTCCGGGCATGTCTACCTTTAACGTGTCCTTGCCACGCTGGGCCTCATCGAGCGCTGCCTGGGCGGCGCTTCGGGCTTCTTCTTCGGTCGGATAGGCGTGGCGCAACTTGCGCACCGGCGCGCCTTCGCCCGCCGTCACGGTCTGCCGGGTGCCAGCCTCCTGATCCTGCCAATAGGCCTCTACCGATCTGAAATCGCCCCGCGTGGCAAGAGTCATCGACCATTTGAGTTTTCCCGATTTGGTGATCGGCACGGGCAGCATCGGAAGGCCGCTGGCCGTCCGGCCTTCGCCGCGTCCGATAAAGAGGAGCGTTTCCCCTTTCACGGTCGCGATGGCGTCGTGGTCCTGTGCCATGCGCGTCAGGAAATTCATGTCGCTTTCGTCGGTCTGGTCGAGATGTTCATAGAAGAAATCGGCGAAGCGCGCGGCAACGCCCGGCTCCAGCCCGTGTTCGCCTGCGATGGTGGAAACGATATCGCCAATGGTTTTCTCGTGCCACTCCCGCGTTTTCTGTTCCTGCATCGACCCGCCTAGGTTCGCCGACTTGCCCCGGATCGTTACGGTGTCGGGCGGTCCCTTGGCCAGAACCTCATCGGCGCTGAACACACCCATCGGCGCAAGATAGGTCTCCTCGTAGCCCATAAAAACGGTTATCGGCGCGCCTGGCAGGGGCAGCTCTAACGCATTGTCGCGATCATCCAGGGTGATCTCGACCATATCGGATTTGAACCCGGCCTCATCGCTGACGCTGAGGCCGAGAAGGCGGTCCTTGATCTGGGGCGTGATGTCGACGCCCGCCGCGATGATCTTGAAGGCGGGGGTCATTGGGTCAGCTCCACAAGCGCACGGTCGCGCGCTCCGGTGCATAATCCTCGAACACCGGCAGGTCGATGATCAAACCGGATGGCAGAACCGAACCCAGCGCCGAGAGGCCGGGATTGGCGGCAATTACATCCTCGATACGAAAGGGAATATCGCCATAGTGGCGGGCACAAACCGCATCCAGCACGTCGTCTTCCTTGGTGCGATACTTCATACCAGCCTCGCCAATGTGCTGAGCGCCGCAAGCCCGGTGCCAAGCGCGGCGATATCGCCCTGATCGGCCCCGTATTCCTTGAGGGTCATCGAAAAGGCGATGACGCGCGGGCTGCCATCGCCCATCAGCTCCGATTTCGTTTCGCTGATTTTCAGGATCACCCAATCGCCCAGAACGTAGCCGCCATAGCCCTCCAGGAGCATCAGCGGTTTGCCCCGCGCGGCTTGTGCCCGCATCGCGTCGAGCTGGCCATAGCCGCCCTTCCAATGCGGCAGGATTTCCCCGTTGAGCGTAATCTGATCGGCCCCCGGCCCGACATATTGCTGGCCCGGCTTGCGCCCGATCCGGGCCTGTTCCTTCCAGCGGTAAGAGGAGACGCGCTTGATCTGTTGATAGGCGGCGGTTTCCAGCATGAACGGATAGGTCCCCAACAGCATCATCACCTTAGTCATGCAACACGCTCCTCAGCTCGGCCTGGGCGCGGTCCTGCATCTCGCCCAGCACATCCATTATCGTGGCGCGGATTTCCTCGGGATCGACCCCGGCCTCAAATCTCATCGGCGTGTTATAGGTGGGCGACAGGGTGACCGGGCCGCGCTGCATGACAGGGCCAGCCGCCGCCGCGACGGTGGCCAGCGCGGGCACGGCGGCGGTGGCAATCCCGCCCATGCCGATCCCGCCCATGATGGCGCGGGTGCGTTCGGCCGTCGCCAGCATGCCGGTCAATGCGCGGGTGTGGGCGATGAACCCGCCCTCGTTGCGATACTCCAGCTCGGGGCCGTCCTCGCCGGTTAGAAGCCAGCCGGGGCGGAAGGCACCGCCGCGTGCGTTGGCTTGAATACCGAGCGTATCAATTGCGGATGGAATACTGGTATATGGCGTGGTGCCATTGGTCAGGGCGGGTGGCATTGACGTTCCGGGCCTGGGGACCGCAACATCGCCCTGTTGAGGTGCTTCGCGCCCATCCATGACGCTGCCCCTATCGCCGAGGTCAAGAGCCGCCACCGCCGCCCCGGTATTGTCCAGTGTCAAGTTCAGTGCCTTCCGCTCCGGCTGGATAAATTCCATGCCTTCCTCGCCGGTCAGAAGCCAGCCGGGGCGGAAGGCACCGTCGCGTGCGTTGGCCGGCAAGGGCACGGCGGCGGTTGCGATCCCGCCTATGTCGATCCCGCCAATGATGGCGCGGGTGCGTTCGGCCATCGCCAGCATACCGCGCAGCTGACCATTATGGGCGATAAAGCCGCCTTCTGTCCGGTATTCCAGCTCGGGGCCTTCCTCGCCGGTCAGAAGCCAGCCGGAGCGAAACGCCCCGCCGCGCGCGCGCGCCTGGCCGCCCAGCATGTCAATTGCGGATGGAACACTGGTATATGGCGTGGTGCCATTGGTCAGGGCGGGCAGCGTTGTCGTTCCGGGCCTGGGTGCCGCGCCGTCGCCCGGCGCAGGTGCTTCGCGGCCATCCATAACGCTGCTAGCTTCGCCGAGGCCGAGAGCCGCCACCGCCGCACCGGCATTGCGCAGCGTCCAGTTCAGTGCATCCAGAACCGGCTGGATAAATTCCATCACGGTTTCGAATTTCCGGCCGATCCAATCCAGAACCGGGGCAAGAGCATCCTGCACCGCCTGCCACGCCGCCCCGACGCCGCCGGGCGATCTTAGGGCGTCCACGATGGGCTCGACCACGCCCCACATTGTTGAAAAGACCGAGCCAATGGCGTTTAGAATGCTGTCCAGCGCGTTTTGAACGGCGCTCCAGGCGGTTTCGATATACTCGGTCACGCCGAGCGCATTGGTGACGGGCCGGATGACGTTCTCCCAGACCGCAGTGAAATATCCACCGATGGCGGTCAGGATGCGATCCACGAAGCTGGAAAAGGCCTCCCATGCGGCCTGCGCACCGGCGCGGGCGCGCTCCATATCGCCGCTCAGAACGCCCGTGACAACCTCGCCCAACCCGCGAAAGTAACCGCCGATATCGCCAAAGATGCCGGAAAAGAACCCGCTGATTGTGGACCATGCGGCCTCGATCTGGTCGGTGATGCCAAGCGCGTCCAGAACCGGCCTGATCCAGTTCTGATACGCATAGGTAAAGACCCCGGCGATGCCATCCCAGATGCCGGAAAAGAAGCCTTGCAGCCCGCTCCAGATAGCCTCCAGACCTTCGCGCGCGCGGCTCATGTCACCGGTGAAGATACCGCCGATGAAATCGCCGACGCCGCCGAATATATCGGTTACGTCCTCCCACAGATCGGCGAACCAGGCCGAGACCGGTTCCCAGTTTTGATAGATCAGATAGGCCGCGCCCGCGATGACCGCGACGGCCAGGCCGATGGGGTTGGCCAGAAGCGCCCGGCCCATCCAGATCAAGGCCCGGCCCACGCCGGTCAGGGCCAGCGCAAAGCGCGTGGCCCCATAGCTCACCACCGCCCAGCTGGCGATCAGTCCGCCCAGCGCGATCAGAACCGGCGCGGCGGCGGCGGCAATGGCCCCGATTGCCACCACCACCATGCCGATCTGGGTGACCAACTCGGGGTTCGCATCGATCCACGCGAGTGTGCGTTCCGTGAAGGCGTCGATATAGGGCAAAATCCGATCAATCGCAGGAAGAAGCCGTTCGCCGATTGCCTGCCAGAGCACGTTGATCTTCTGCCCCATCAAATCCATGCCGGTAAGACCGTTTTCGACATCGCGAACCGCTGCCATTCCCTCGGTGTATTCCGCGCCCTGAGCCGCCGCGTCGGACAGGGCCGCCTCGTTGGCGCGAACGGCCTCCTCCTGGCCATAGAGCGCGTTGACCAGGCGCATGGCTTCATCCGAGCCCAGCGCCTGCTGGATTTCATAGGCCTCCGAGGCTTCCAGTGTTTCACCATAGCGCGCGGTCAGATCAGCCAGGATATCGGGCATGGCGCGCAGCTGGCCGTTGTCATCGATCAGGCGCACACGGGTTCCGTCCAATCCAGCGAAAGCCTCCTCTGCGCGCGCGGCGTTACGTGCGAATGACGCCAGTGCCGTGCCCGCCTCGCCCGACTGCATCTGGCCTTGCATCATGCCCAGAAGCGCCAGCTGCTCGGTCATTTCCATGCCCAGATTGGTGGCCCCGGCCCCGGCACTCTGGATCGCCTGCTGCATCGCCACGCCATCGGTGCGGAACTGCTGCACAGCAGCCGACAGCGCCGCCCCGAACATATCGCCCCACTCGGCATCGGTCATGTCCTCGAACTGGCGGCGGTAGATGCCATAGGCCCCGGCCATCAGGTTGGTCATATTGCCGATCTCGCTGCGCGTGGCGCGGGCCATCACGGTCGCGGCGGCGGTCATATCGGCCACGCCCTGATCGGTCAGACTGCTGATGCCCGACCGGATATCGTAAGCAGCCGACACGAAAGCGGCGCTGGTCACACCGGCCCATTGCGCCTGCATGTCGCGGCCCCGCGACACGATCAGATCGAGGTCGCGAACGCCCAGCGTGGCCAACTCGCCACGCGCCTGCTCCACGTCGCGGATGCTGTCGGTAAAGCTGGTGACCATGCGTTGCGCGCCGTAAGCCACGCCCGCCGCCGCCACGCCCGCGCCAGTGACCTGCATTGACAGGCGCAGGCGGCGGTTCATCCGCTCGGAAGCGGCGGCGATGGTGGCTTCGGCATTCCTCAGCGGGCGCGCCAGGCGATCCACCAGGCTGACCAGGACATCGACGCCAATGCTCGTGCTCATCGGGCTCGCGCCTCCGCTTCTTCCTTGAGAAATTGCCTGGCATCCTCGAAATATTCGAGAAGGTCTTCCACCGGCAGCTCATCGATCTCGGATGGCTGCCAGCGGAAATGGCGGCTCATGAACAGCTCTACCGGTCGGAAAGCCTTTGGATTTCCTCCTCCGATACGCCCAAAAAACCCGCGATCACCCGCGATGCCTTGTCGAAATCCGTAGGGTCCATTTCATCGATGGTATCGGGCGTGACCTCGGCCAGATCGGCCAGCATGGTGATGGCCTTTTTCATCTTGTCCTTGATGCCCTCGAATTTCTTGAGATCGCGCATCTTGGGGCGGCGCACCACCAGCTCCTCATAGGTCTCACCCTTGTGCTCGAACGGAAATTCCAGCGTGATGGTTTCTGAATTGCTCATGTGTCAGCCCCCTCAGCGCGCGATATTGGTGCGGTGTTCGGCCAGCTGGTCGCGGCCATTCACGCGGAAAACCATGTTTTCCTGATCGATCTCGAAAAGCTCGACACCATCGCGCTCGCGCTTGTAATAGCGCAGGCTGAGATCGAGTTTCAGCGGAACGGCTTCGCCATCCTTCCATTCGCCCTCGTCAAGCACCTTGATAAAGCCACGCATCTTGATGTTGTGCGCGTGCGTGGTGCCGTCGCCGTCCTCGGTGGAACCCTTGACGGTAAAGGGGATGGTGGAGCCTTCGGTGATATCCAGCGCCTCATAAAGGTGCGGATCGAACCCCTCAAAGGTCAGCTTGGCCATCAGCACGTTGGCCAGGCGCGCCAGGCGCACATCGATGGGGCCGGACATGCCTGCTGCCTTGAACTCGCGGGTGGCGACCTCGATCTTGGGCACTTCGGCGGCGCTGGCCACTCCGGCATAGCCGTAGCCATCGACAAAGACGTTCATGAATTTCAGAAGATCACGCATTGGATCGGTCCTTTCTGCGCTACCGCGCTGCTACTTGAGCGCCAGCCATTCAGGCGGCGACGGGCAGAACCTCGGAGAGGTAGCCGTTGTTGATCATGGAACGGAAGGTGATGTGTTCGGCGGTGGGCGTCTCGACCCAATCGTAGTCGAAATAGACCTTGCCAGCCTCCAGCGCCTCGGGCGTGTTCAGGTCGGGATCGGCCCAGCATTTGAACCCCACCAGCGCACCCACGGCGATCATGCGGCGGCCATAGGCGTTCACTCCCTCGATCACATCCTCGAAATAGGTGCGGTCCGCATTGCGGTCCAGCGCCCAGAAATGCGCCTGCATGATGCTCTCATTGATCATGTCGGCAATCCGGCGGCGCTTGAGGAATGCCCATTTCGGATCGGCGGTCACCGTCCGGTTACCCCAGAGCCGGTATCCGTCGCGCTGGATGATCGTGGTGACCTCGTTTTCATTGAGGATATTGGCGCGCGACGTGACATCGCCCAGGGTGAAATCGATGGCGCGGGCCGTGCCCAGGATACCATCGATCACCCGGTTCGAGGGCGAATGCCAGAACCCGCGCTCGGCGTCGGATTTGGCAATGACGCCTGCCACGCGTGCCGAGGCCGGGCGGATGATCTCTGCCGCGTTGACCGTATCCCAGACTTTCACCCAGGGATCGACCAGATAGATGCGATCCGATCCCAGCGTGTCGCGGAAGGCGATAGCGTCGGCATCGGTGCTGTTCGGGCCATCGACAACGATGATTGCGCGCAGCTTGGTGGCGATGGCCACAAGATCCGCGACAACAGCCGCTTCCTGGCTGAACTCAGGCACGACCAGAATGCGCGGGGCAACGCCCAGAACGCTTTCGGCGGTCAGGAGCACTTGGAGCCCTTCGGGCAGCCCGGTGATGCCATCGGTGCCGCCGATCACATTGCTGAGCGTTCCGGCATCATCGATGCCTTCATCGACGCGCACGACAACCACGACCGCTCCGGCCTGATCGAACACATCGTCGATGGCAGGCATCAGGGTGCCCGCATCGCCGAGGCCAGCGGCATCGCCGCGCTTGCCTGCGATCAGAACCGGCGTATTCAAAGGGAATTTGGCGGGATCAGCATCGGGGGCAGTGCCCACCATACCGATGACCGCAGAACGAACGGTGCGAATGGGGCGGGTGCCGGTGTCGATCTCGACGACCTCGACCCCGTGGAGAAATTGCTCGGGCATGGTTTCAGACCTTTCGTGGTTCAGAAGTTTTCGATCATCGCCCGCGCCTCTGGCGGGATATCCGGCCAGGCGGCGTCGGCGGTGAAGTCGGTTGCGGGATCGGCGGCGAGGGTGGCGATATTGGCGCGCATGGCCGCGACCCAGCCGATGGCGGCTTCCGCGCCCGCCAACACCGCCTGTTCGGTGTCGGTGCGCGCCGATGCGGTTTTGCCGGAAATCACCGCCGTGGCCGCTGCCATGTTCATCTGCGCCTCGGAACTGGCCACGGCGTAGATGCGGCGGCGGCACTCGGCGCTGATGTCGGTCCTGCGCCGTTTAGACAGTTCGGCGTCGATCACGGCCTGCGGCACTCCAGCCGCCAGGGCCTCTTCCACCGTCCAGGCCAGGTAGATGCGCCCTGCATGTTCAAAATCAAAGATCATTTTTCTGGTTCTCCGGGGTCATGATTGCAGGATGTTGGTGCCAATAACGCCGCCATCGGTCAGCGTAGAACCGTTCGACAGCGTCACGGCCTTCGTGGAGATCAGCGCCACGCCGAGTGCTGCGTTGGCGACGCCGATCACACCGCCGTCGAGTGTCGAGTTGAACAGGCCAAGGCGAACGGTGGCTCCGGCATTGCAGTTCATGAGCGACAGGCCAACATCGCCAATCACGGTGCAATCCTCCAGACCAAGGCTCTGCAGGCCAGTGTGCGTAAAGCGGATGGCTGCTTGCGGGTATCCCCAGTCAGCCGCAGGATCGATTTTGCCTTGAAATGCAAGTGTCACGCTGTCAAAGCGGACATCGACCATGCCCGTCGGCGTAATGCCATAGCAATAGTTGTAGTCGGTGCCGGCCGCGTTGGCCGTGTAGCTGTTGAACTGGACGACCGGATCATTGCCAGCCTGGCCAGACTTGCGACGGATCAGGACGGATCCCTCAAAAAGGGGAATGGCGTTGTCGATCTCGTAGGTCTTGTCAACCAGCAGTTCGAGTATTGCAAATCCACCAGACGATATTTTGGCCACGGCATCGGCGATGCTGGCAAAGGTGCCGCCATCGACCTCGGTTGGCGCGGCCTCGTCTGGATTGATGGTGCAAGTGAAATACATCTCGCGACGCACCACGCCCTGCAAGTCTTCGGCCAGCGCGCTATAAGTCGCCTGCGCGGCGGTGACCTTGGCGTCGATAGCAGGAATCTTGCCGTTATAGGCGTCGGCGGCTTCTTGCAGAGCGGCCGTCGCTGCGGTCAGTGCGGCGAGTGTCATTGTGGTTCTCCTGGATAGAGACCGTTTTAGGCCTTGATGGCCTCGGTCAGTTTGAACTGTTGCAGGGTAAGGGTGGCCTGCATGTGCAGGGATCGGGTGGCGAAGGCGACATAGGCGTCGTCGGGCGCGTTCACGATGACCAGGCCATCCTTGATGCCGGTCAGGTTGAGATCGTGCTGAAACAGCAGATCGAACGCGCCGGTCCAGCCCTCGTTGATCTCGGCACCGGCCACCAGGAAAATCAAATCCCCTGAAGCGTCGATAAAGCCGATCTCGCGCAACCAGAAACCTGGGATATCGGTGCCAAACTCGACGCGCGTGCGCCATGTCTGCGTGTCCAGCTGGCTCTGGCTGGTGATTGGCTGACGTAGCAGCTCGTTGCGCAGCTCCGTCTGTGCCTCGGAAGGCGCATAGCGAATACCTGAGCCGTCTCCCAGGGCCACAGTGGCAACCTCGACACTAAGATCGTCCATCATAGCCCGGGCCAGCTTGGCCTGGCCGATGGCGGTAATGATCTGGGTGGCATTAAGCGGCATAGAATGGGGCCTCCTGATAGATGGCGGGCACGGTGGTGACCTGCATGAGCTGACGCCCGCGCAAACCGCCGCGCATAAAGATTGTGGACTGTGCGCGCCGCGCAGGAGCGGCAGGCATAACAGGCGCGCTCACGGTGGCGCGCGCGCCGAGATGGCTGCGCAGATATGCCAGCGCATCGACGGCCCGGACCGGAGCAACTGGCGCGAGCGGCGTATCGGCGCGTTGCCGGATACCGAGCGCGGAGCGCATGGTCAGGTCAGTCTCAAACCGCTGTCCGACGCGCAGGCTGAAATGCGAGCGCACCGGCTTCACCGTCTCGACCAGGCGGGTAACGGTATCCAGCAGCGCCGGATCGATGGTCAGACCGGCGGCGAACACATCATCACCGTAGGCATCGATGCGGAACGTGTGCGGCGCGCCACCATACTCGAACCATTCGGAAATCTCGGTCGCGAAACCCAAAGCGCCCAAAGCGCGCTCGACCGCGCCGCGTGTGCCCTTAAGGCGGTGCACCGCGATGCTGTCGGCCAGAACAGCGCGCTTGACCTCCTCGTTCCATCTCCCATCCCAGATATCCACCGACAGCGCCCAGGCCAGCCAGCCCAGGAGATCGACAGGGCAGGTATTTGCATTCCAGAGCCTGGTGATCGGGGTTTCCATGCCCGCCTCACGCTCGGCCATGACGGTCTCAAGGCTGCGCAAGGTCGCGGATGTGCTGGGCGGCAGAAGCGTCTTGATGTCAGACATCGCGGCCCCCGACGGTCAGGGTGATCCCGGTGCAGAATGCGGCGGTGTCGGGTGCGATCACCAGGCTTGTAGCCGGGGCCGTTATAGCCACGTCCTGAACGCCCTCGCGGTAAAGCGCGGCATGCAGACCCGCGATGGTGATATCGTGGCCGAGGCGGTGGTGCGCATCGACAAAGGCTGTGATCGCGGCCAGCGATGCCTGGCGCACCACTTCTGCATCCGGCCCATCATAGAGGGTCAGCTCGGCCTCGACCGTGTAGGGTTGCACCGTCGCGGCCTCTACCATGACATTATCCGTCAATGGGCGGCGCGGCTCCGTCGCGGCATCGACAAGGGCCAGGAGATCCGCGTCCGGGGTGCCATCGGCCACGGTGGACAGAACCACAACGCGCACATCGCCCGGCTGGGCTGTTTGCAGGACCGCAACATCCCTGACCTTTGCCGAGGCAGACAACGCCCAGAAAACATAGGCCCCGACCGGGCCAGCGGTGCTGAACCCTTCCGGGGCCAGCTGCACACGGGCGCGCAGCCGGTCATCGCTTTCCAACACCTCCGGGATCGGTGGGCTCACGGTGGCATCGGCCTCCTGAACCACTTGACGCGCAACGCCGTAGAACGCTGCAATATGATCCAGCACGGCCCCTTCCGCAAAGGCCAGAAGATTGCCCTTTCCGGCGTCCTGAACGGCGGCGCGCAACAATAGCTCGCGGTAGCTGTCTTCCTGCAAGAGGTGGACCAGAGGCTCGCTCTCCAGCTCCAGCGCGGCGCTGAGGGACGCCATGTAGTCGGCGCTGCCAAACTCCCCGGCCAGCTCAACGAGCCGTGCCTTGCGGGCCGCAAAGATCGTCTCGAAATCAGGCTGATCGATGATCTGCGGGGCGGGCAGGCGCGAAAGGTCGATACCGGAAAAGCTCATAGGATCACCCCCTCAAGCGTGATCTCGCGACCTTCGGGCAGATAGACCCCCTCGACACTCAGGGAAATGCGCCCGCCCTCCAGCTCCTCGGGCAAGGCCTCGGCCTGGACACGGGTGATGCGCAGTCGCGGTTCCCATTTGCGCAGGGCATCGATGCTGGCCGCGTAGATTTGTGCCAGCACCAGGGGCGTCAGGTTCTGGTCGATCAGATCGAACAGGTTTGAGCCATAGTTGCGGCGCATGACGCGACTGCCGATGGGCGTCATCAGGATATCGCGCACCGATTGGCGCAGGTGATCGAGGCCGCTCACGGCGCGCCCGTTGGTTATGTTGAGGCCAGTCAAACTCATCTCTCAGCCCCCCGCAAAAACCGTTGAGGCCCCGGATGCCACCGAGGAGCCGCAATTCACTGGATCGCCGATCCGCCCCAGTTGCTTGCCGTTGACGTAGACAGTGCCCGAGCCGCTGGCCAGTGCGCCCGCGTGGGTTTCCGGGATCGCTGGACAGGTGTGGGGTTGCCAGGCATCCCCTTGCCGATGTGCGGCGAGATCCTCAACATATACCTCGCCGCTCCCTTGTGCCGCAGCGCGGGCGGGCCAGCACCCGTGGCCGGTGCAAATATCGGTTATGCGGGCAACCTGGGGCATCAGTTAAGATCTATCCTCGCGCCTTTGAGGGTGATGTTTCCCGAGGCAACAACCTCGACATTGCCGCCGCTGATCGTGATCACGACACCGCCAGGATAGACGGTCTTGAAAACACCATCGCCCGCCTGGGCCGGGTTCTTGCCATTGGCGAGGGCGCAGACAATTACACCATTGCGGAACTCGGCAGAGGTCGAAACCACCAGCACCTCCTCGCCAACGCTATAGCCCCAACTCTCATGCGCATCGCCCGCACGGCGGGTGCCCATGCGCATCCAGCCAGTGAGGAGCCCGCCGATCCGTATGCGGGCCTTGGGCGGGCTGGCATAGTTGACCTCCTCCACCACGCCCATTTGCGCAATGTTGGCGATGCGGCGGTCATTTTCGGTGGTGTCGAAATCCATCATGCCGCTTCCCCCGTGATCGGGGTGTAGCTGCCTTCGCTGCCGGGGCCGATCTCGGGGGCCTGGCCGATCAAAAGATCGGGCCGGGTGCCGGGGCCCGCATAGGTTGCAAGTGTCGCGGTGACCTTGAAGCGCAGCGCGCTGACCAGCTGGGTATCGCGCAAGGTATCGCGCCATTCGGACAGCTCGAAACGGGCCTTTTCGCTCATCTCGCCGAGGGCGGCGTCGGCTGCGAAATCCAGAAAGACCGTCCGCGCCAGAAGGTCCGCAATCAGCGGCTCGACCTCATGCACATCGATCTTATCGGCGCGCAGCTCGACGCGCACGACGCCGTCAAGCTCCGCGTTGCGTTCCCATTCTCCTTCCAGACCACCAGCCGATGTGAACCCGATCTTTTCGACCGCGACCACGACAACTTGCGCATCCCAGACCGTCGCGACCGCCTCGGGCAACAGGGCCAGGAGGCGGGTCTTGATCTCATCGGCGAAACGGGTGCGCAGGCGCATGGGTGGTCTCCGGTCAGATACTCATCATCGAGACGGCCCCGAGGCCGACCTCATCTTGCGGGGCCTCATCCGAGGCGGGGGGCGTCAGAATGGCCACCAGCTCGGCAAAACGGGCGTCTAAATTCATGATCTTCTGTTCAACCTCCTCGGCATCGAGAAAGCGATACTCGACCGATCCTTCCAACCGGCCCACCTTGGCCGCGCCATCGAGCGCGAAGGTGTTTAGCCAGGGAAAGGCGCTGGCCAGGGCGCGCACGGTGAGCGCCTCGGCCCATTCTGCATCGAGGCCCGTAGGGGCATCCGTCACACCGGTTGCCCGGTCGAGATCGCGATGCGCAATCTCGATATGGCTGGAAAGCAAGGCCTCGGGAACTTCGCTGGGAAGGTTCGCATAGACCCGGATTTCCCCCGGCGTGACGGATGCCGCCTCAGGCATCTCTTACTCGCCCAGAACGGCGAATTGCTTGACCGCGATTTCGTAGTCAAAGGCCATGTCGAACGTGTATTCGAGGGCGCGGCGGCGGTTGTGATAGGCGCGGTTGCGATCCACCGTGTTGTGCAGCCCGTAAACCAGGTTCTTCATCGGCGTGAACAGAACCGAGCCCGCCGGGAAATCGGGATGCGCCTCGATAGGCTTGCCCTGATAACGCCGCGCCGGGGCGGCGGTCTGGGTCTCCTGGCCGGTAACCGGCGCGTTGATCTCCCGCGAATAGGCATCGGCGTCGGCTTCGTTCATTACGAAGACCGAATTGGCGCGGGCGCGCACATCCGATGCATCCATGATGGCTTGCATCGATCCCACCCAGCCATCCAGCGCGGGATCGATGGCGACCTTGGGCGTGCTGGTGGCGTCGCGTGCGATCTGGAGCCAGCCTTTGTTCAGGCGGATGAACTTGGCGGCATTGTTGGCACCCACCGCATCATCGGCCACGCCGTTGAAACCAAGGTCCACAATGTCATTGGCCAGCCGAGTGTTAAACCCGGCTTCCACCTCTTTCTGGAGGTTCGGATTGTCCTTGTTCTCGCGCAGGAAATCCAAGGTCAGGCTGGCGAAAAGCTGTGCGTCCAACGCGGTCAGCTTGGCTCCGAACTCGCTTGCCTCGGTCAGATCGTCGGCAACAGGTTCCTGGCCCTGGGCCACGCGCACCAGCTGGCGGCGCAGAATGTCCATCACGTCCACATCGCGGGTCAGCTTCGACATGCGAATGGTGGTAACCTTGGCCAGGAACTTGTCCTTGAACAGCAAGGTGATCAACTTGGCCGCCGCCTGCGCTTGCAGCTGGCCGCCATTGCGCAGGTCTTCGGGCTCGATCAGCCCTTTGGCCAGCGCGATGAAATCATGCATCCGCGCGCCGGATTTGAGGGTGATGATCATGCGAAGCTCTCCTCGGTTGCGCCCGTGGTCGGGTCAGTTTCGGTCGCGCCCTTGGCCAGGGCGGCGGTGACCATATCGCCGAGTTTGCCTTCGAGGGTTTCAATGCCCTTTGCGACAGCCTTTTCGATTTCGGTTTCACCTTCCGCAGGCGGGTCTTTCGGCTCGACGCCTGCGGCTTTCAGCGCGGCGGCAACCTCTTTCTGAACCTCGGTGGGTTCTTCCGGCTTCGGCGGATCGCCCGCCGATTTCAGGGCGTCCTTGATCGCCGGGCCAAGCTCGGCTTTGAGCGTGTCGCGCACGATGCCTTGGACTTCGTTCTCGTCCATTTCTGTCTCCTCGATAGGGTCTTTGGTGGGGGTTGCGCCGGTCACAGCCTTGACGAATGCCGCGAACCATCCGGGCACGTTTTCCGCGTCCTTCTCGGTGTAACGCTGGTTTGCGGGGTCTTCCGGTTCGGGCTCCATCCGGGCGATCCCGGCCAGTGAGATGCCTGTCAATTCGCCCGATTTGAGCTGCTTCCACAGATCGGGATCGCCGATCTGGATACCCACAGCCCAGGAGCCTTCGGGTTCATCGGCAAAAAGCGCGTCCCCTTTTCGCACCAGCCAGCTCTCGGCCACGAACGCCATCTCTGCGGTGAAGGAATGCTCGGCATCGATGTTCTTGAGCCGCCCTTCGCGCATAAACTCGGTGGCGGCCCGGCGGATCGTGTCGGCGCTGGCCGTGTCGCCATGCGCGTCTTCCTGATCGGGCGCATAGACCACACCATAGGCGCGCATCATGTCATCGTTCTTGTGAACCAGCTCGAACGGAATTGGGCGTTCGCCATCCTTGGATTTGAGGGTTAGCCCCTTGCCGGTTGCGGGGGTTTTGACCAGCGACAGGAAGCTGACGGAAAGATCGGTGAGCTTGGCCAAGGGACGGGCTCCGGTGGGGTGTTTCAGGTTCGATTGAAAACACTCTTGCCCGATGCGTCAGATCGGTAAAAGATGGCGGCAGGCCCTTGCGTTTATTACTAAACTTTCAAGGGTCTGGGGGAATTTCGCCGCTCAGTCTTGACCTGTATCCCTTGGCGCATGAGCCAGATTGCAGCCCCTGAAAATCCCGCCGTGACAGGCACCGTTGATGTGCTGAAAAGCAACCTTCCCGGCATGTTGTCCGGTGGGTCAGAGGTTGGTCTCGACGGTGAATTCCTCTGGCCAATTGCGCCCGCTGGCCTGGCATTGCTCTACCGATCCAGCGCCGAACATAGCCGGGCCATCCATGTGAAGGCGGAAAGCGCGTTCGGCGGCGGGCTTCTGGGCGAGGCCGATGCCATCGAGGCGCTGTGCGACACCGGCGCATCAGAGATGTTCGTGCTTCTCGGGCTCGATCTGGAAACCTACGGCAATGCCTTTTTGCAGGTAATCCGTTCGACCGATGGCACCCGGATCATCCGGCTGCGCCGCCTGCCCGCGATCACCATGAGCCGGTTTCGCGGCGGCTTCCTCCAACGCATCACGGGGCCGGATGGCAACACCAGGAAAGTGACTTTCACGGCGCAGGAAATCATCCATCTGCGCGAACCCTGCCCGATGGGGCGGCGCTATGCCTATCCCACATGGATCGGGGCCGAGGGCATGCTGGAGCTGGCCTATGCCGCCACCCGCTACAACGCCGCGTTCTTCAAGAACAACGCCATCCCGGAATACGCCATCACCTTCAAGGGTGTGACGCCGAGCGCTGCCCAAAGGGAGGCGATCCGCGAGTTTTTCCGCAGTGATTTCCAGGGCATCGACAATGCGCACCGCACCCTGATCCTGACCGCTGGCGAAGATGGTGAGGTGGGGTTTGAGAAGCTGACGGCGGATGTGAAGGATGGCGATTTCCTCAAGCTCATCGACGCAGCGCGGGACCGTGTCCCCGTCGCCCACGGCACGCCGCCGCGCATTCTGGGGATCATGACGGCAGGCCAATTGGGCGGCGGCGGCGAGGTTGCGGGCCAGCTTTTCACATTCGAGCATCTGACGCTGAAACCAAAACGGCGGCGAATGCTGGACCAGTTGCGCCCGATCCTCAGGGAGATCGGGTTGACGCCGGGCAGTAACGAGGAAGGCCTGGAGCCTGGCCAGGTGGCGTTTCGTCCGCTGGACCTCACGCCGCCCAAGGATGACGCGGAAAACCTGCCCGAACTGGTGCAGGCCGGGATCGTCACGCAAGACGAGGCCCGCCTGCTGATGCCAGCGCTCGCCAATCTGGGCGGTGGCAATGGCGGCGCGGGGCAGCCGGTCGAGCGCAGCGCGACCGCCGGAACGCTGGCCACCCTGGCCGCGCTTCTGGCGCGCTCCTGAGGGTTGTTCAAAGATGTCTGAGCGGCGCAAATCCTCACACCCCCAAAAAACGCCCACTGAGGGCCGCAGAGGGCCTGCTCGGCGCGGTGGGTCCGAAATTTCTGATTTGACAGGTTCTGGGGCGGCTCAAACTCTCTCCGGCCCCAAGCGTGGGCCGGGCCGCCCCTCGATCTACACCGAGGCGCAAAAAGAACAGGCCTATCTCGAATTCCTGGCCGGTGACAGCTCCACAGAGATCGCCGCCCGGATCGGTTGTTCGGCGCGCACCATTCGTCACTGGATTGCTGGCGGCGACTGGATGGGTGAGCTGCGCAGGCGGCGCGAAACCACCACTGGCCTTGAGGAGCAAATCCACCGCCTTTCGCGCGTGAAAAACCCAACCACCGCACAGGCGCAGCGGCTGGCCATGCTCACCAAGTCACTGGAGCGCATGAAGAAAGCCGCACCCAAACCCAAGCCGCGGCCGATTGTGGCAAATGCCGTCTCAAGCGATGCGCTGGCCCGCGTTCTGGACCCGGAATATGGGCTCTACGGCTATCAGGTGGAGTTTCTGGAAAGCGAGCATCGCTTCCGGCTCATCCTCAAGGCCCGCCAGATCGGGTTCTCCTATGTCGTAGGGCTGGCGGTGCTTCTGGGCGCAATGGCAGGCCGACCGCAGATCGTGGTGTCAGCGTCCGAGCGCCAGGCGCAGATCATCCTGGGCTACGTGCGCCACCACGCTGAACGGCTGGGCGTCCTTCTTGAGGAGGACAAATCCAACAAGATCGTGGTCATGGGCTCGGATATCGTGGCCGTCTCGACCAACTTTCGCACCGCCCAAGGCTGGCCGGGCGATGTGTGGCTCGATGAATTTGCCTGGGTCCGCAATCAGCGCATGCTCTGGGCAGCCGTCATTCCGTCGATCACCGCCATCGGGGGCCGGGTCACGGTCTTCTCCACCCCGTTCCTGCCCGGATCGCTCTTTTGGGAAATCGCCACCAATCACAAGAACAAGCATGGCCATTGGTGGCGCAAGACCATCACCATCGAGGATGCGATTGCCCAAGGCATGCCGCTGCCCGGCGGCCTCGATGAGCTGCGCCTGCTGTTCGACAGCGAAAGCTGGGCGATGTTCTACGAATGCCAGTGGGCTGAAAACGGCTCGGCGCTTCTTAGCTGGGAACTGCTGCATTCGCTTACCACTGAACGCATCATCGCGGCCAATTACGGACGGCTTCGGGGCGGTGTCGATGTGGGCCGGATCAATGACCGCACCGCCATTGCCCTGGTGGGCCAGGAACATGAGCGCGCCAAGTGGAAGGACCGCTACGCGCTGATCCATCACGAGATGCACAAGGGCATGAAATTCGACGCCCAGAAGGCCACCATCCATGAGGTTGATGGCCGGTTCGATGTCGAGGGCTGGAAAGTCGACAAGACGGGCCTCGGCATGCAGCTGGCCGAGGAGCTTCAAACCGCCAGCCCGGAACGGTTCGAGGGCGTGTGGTTCTCGGCCCAGCGCAAGGCGAAACTGGCGCTGAACTTGCTCAAACTGGTCGAGGAAAAGCGCCTTCTCCTGCCCAATGACCCAGATGTGCTGGCGCAGCTCCATTCGATCCAGAAGCTCACCACCGGGCAGACCATCAAATATGACGCCGAGCGCAGCGATGACGGGCACGGCGATCTCTTTTGGGCCGTGGCCCTTGCCGCCGATGGCCGCGCAAAACCGGGCGGCGGCGCGGGCGGTCTGGGCGTTGAGGTGCTGTCATGAACTGGCAGCGCATCGCCCTCCAGATAGCCGAAAGGCTGCGCGACATCGCCACCCGCCAAGGCAATGTGCCATTCGCCACGGGCGAATTGCGCGCATCCCATGTAGTGCAACCCTCGGGCGTAACGGACGCGGTGCTGAGCGTCAACACGTCCTATGCGCGGGCCGTCCATGATGGCCGCCCCGCCATCACCATCCGGCCGAAATCAAAAAAGGCGCTGCATTGGGCAGGTGCCCGCCATCCGGTGCGTTCGGTCACGCAACCTGCGCGGCACGGCGATCCCTGGCTCATGCGCGCCGTCGAAACCCTTGAGAGCGAGGGACTTGATTTCCTCGCACCCGAAATTGGCCAGGACGTGGCCGATGAGCTGACGGACGCGCTCCGCGCCCGTGGGCTGAACGTGCGCCGCCGGTAGCGGTGCCCAATGCTTTGAACACGCCAGTGAAAGGAAACATCATGGCAAAACAGACCGCAGCCCGGAAAGCCGCCGCAGGCGCGACGCCCGAAACGCCAGAGGCCGACGCCGTATTTGACGCGGCAGTGGGCTTTGTCCTGAAGGAAAAGATCGAGGGCGGTTATGTGAATGATCCCCGCGACCCTGGCGGCGAAACCAATTTCGGGATCTCCAAACGCAGCTATCCCAAGGTCAATATGGCCAATCTGACCCGCGAAGGCGCGATTGCGATCTATCGGCGCGACTACTGGGATGGCGTCGGATGCGACAAGCTCCCGCCGATGTTGGGCGTGGCACTGTTCGACTGCGCCGTGAACCAGGGCCAGGGTATCGCGCCGAAGCTCATGCAGCGCGCTCTTGGTGTGACGGCAGATGGCAAAATCGGCCCCAAGACGATTGCCGCCGCCGAACGCGCCGATCCGCATGAGGCGCTTGTGCAGTTCCTCGGCTGGCGTCTGCGCCGCTATGCCTTCACCCCCAACGCATCGACCTATATGCGCGGCTGGTCCAACCGTATCCTCTACCTCCAGCACTTCCTGCTGGTCCACATCGTGGGGGCCGAGTGATGGCGGGCAAATATGTCAAGCTCACCAGCCTGAGCTGGTGGTCCTCGGTGGTCCCGCTTCTGGCGGGGCTCATCCTGGCAACCGAGCCGCTGCATGGCTGGGTCGAGATTGGGCAGACCTTGCGCAACTTCTCGGGCGACGTGCCGCCGGCAATGCTGATCAACGGCGGGCTCCTGGGGATCGGCATCCGGGGGGCGCTGGCATGATGCGCTTCATACCCACCCGCGCCGCCATTTTCGGCGCGGTGGCGGCGGTCTTCGCCGTCCTTCTTGCCTGGGCGCGCCGTGACGCCCGGCAAGACCTCGCCCAGGAAACCGAAATGGAGGATCTGAAAAATGCCAACGAAATCCGTGATCGCGTTGGTGATAGCCGCGCTGATCCTGAGCGCCTGCGCCCCTTTAAGGGTGCCGGTTACCGCGACTGAAACCACGCTCTGCCGGGTTTGGGGCGAAAGCCTGGCAACCCGGTCAAGGTCTGACACCGAACAGACCCAGCTGGAGATCGGCGAAAGCTATGCCGACTTCGCCGCCGCCTGTCCTGATTACACGCAACTGATCCCTTAGGAGGGTCGTCAATGTCGAGCTTCACCGCGCCACTTACCGTCACCGCCCTGCCAGCCCCCGCAAGGGGCGCGGCACGGCTGCTGCCGCCGGGGTTTCAGCGCCCGCGCTGGCGGGTGCGGTCGGGCTTTGACTACGCCGTCGGCAGTCTCGACAACCCATCGGAAATCGTCACCGTTCCGGGCGGCTATGTTTTTGACGGCGCATCCGTGCCCTTGCCCTTCCGGGCAATCGTGCCGATGGCACATCCAAACTACATGCAGGCGGCGGCGCTGCATGACTGGATGCTAACCACCGGGCGCTATCCACGCGCCTTCAGCGACAGGGTGTTTCATGAGGCACTGGACGTTCTGGGCATGCCACCGGTCTGGCGTGTTGCGCTTTATGGCGCGGTGCGTATCGGGGCCGTGTGGTGGCACGTCCGCCGAGTAACTAGGGGGGCAACCAATGCCAGTTGACTTCAAAGACCTCATCGCCTGGGCGGCAATGCTGATTGCGGGCGTTGGTCAGTTTTTCCACCTCAAGGGCCGTGTGACCCTGATCGAGGCACGTCAGAAAGACCTGCGCGCCGATCTGAGCAAAAGCCTGGACAAAATAGATCAGAAACTGGAGCGCATCGAGGGCAAGCTCGACGGAAAGGCCGACAAATGAAAGGCGTTGGCATAACATCTCGCATCCTCCTGGCCGCATTGCTGACCGGATGGACCACGCCAGCCCCGGCGCAATCCTGCCCGGCGGTCACCGAAATCGACGAAAGCCTGCGCGCCTATGACGGGCAAAGACCGATCTTTCGCGGCCTGATCTATGGCGGTGTGGCAATCCTTGAATTATGGGCATCCGAGAATGAATGGACCTCGGTTATGGTGCTGCCCAACGGGCAGGCCTGCATCCTCGATGAGGGGGCTTTCTGGATGCTTCCAGAACGGATTGAGGGCGATCCGGCCTAGACGCGGATCGCCCTCAAGATTTTCTCGCAAAGAGATTCAGGTGTATTTGCGGGCGATCAGAGCCCGATCTGGAAATCGAGCATCTCCCAATTGCGGAAATCAAGGTAAGCGCCGCTTTCGGCGGGGCCGCTATATTGCAGATCACAGGTGAAATTCGTGCGCACCGTGGCACCGAAGCCGTTTTCGGCATCCACGTATGAGTTGACGACATACCTCCAACGCCCTCGATCCAAGGTATTCAACAGCCACGGGAAATCTGCCGTGCTGGGCGAGCGCAGCTGGGTCTCCACGTATCGCTCGCAAAGAACCGCCGCCTCGGCCGACAAGTCGCGGGTGTCCAGTTCATTGAAATGGGCCTCAAACTCCTCGCGGTCATTCTGCGCCTCGAATGCGCACCAGCCAAAGACTGTCTCGAATGGCAGGTCAGGGTTCTTGGTCACCGCAAAGTCGCCCATACAGTTCACAAAATATCGCTGATCTTCCACCGCCGCGCCTTCCGCCGCAATAAAGATGCTGATCAATTCGGCGCGCTCATCGACGCTACCATCCGAATAATCTGCGAGGTTGATGTCGTAGACCTGGTTTTGAATGGCCTCCCGCACGGCGCTTGCCGAATGGAACCACGCCCAAGCCGGTGTGACCGCGAACAGGGCCAACGCGACCCCTTGAACAATCAAACGCATATTTGCTCTCCTTTACCAATTAACGTCTTCACTCTGCCACAACCTCAATCGGACGCCACCACCAATGCCCGCGCGGGATCTGCGGCACATCGCCGTTTTCATCCGTCACAAAGCCCTCCAGCGCGGCCTTGCGCCGGTGCTGGTGATGCTCGACGCCAAAGGCGCGGTTGAAGGCCTCGGGGTTCGCCCGCCAATAGGCATCGACCTGATCCAGCTCGGCGGCTTGCGCATCGTTCAGCTGCTCGCGCACCAGCTCATAGGCGGAACGGTTGTGCAACAGGTGGTCGCGATCCCACTGGAAATCGTCATCTTCCAGCGCGTCATAAAAGGCCAGCTCCACCTCGATGATCGAAAGGCCCTTGTCGATCACGCCCTGCGCAGAAAGGCGGTAAGCCATTGCAGCACTCCTTTTGATTTCGTCACCGTCATCGCCGGTGAAAGGTCGTTATCACTGGTCAGTCGCGGACGCCAATGATGCGAAATGATGCGCCCGTTTTCGCCATCCTCCAGATCCACGATGGTGACCAGCTGGCCGGGTGTGCCGTCGCTGCGCCGGTTGGTCGGGCGGGCAAAGACGGCATGCAGCGCCGCCTCGCCGGGCCGATCCGCCCGATTGCGGCCCGGAACGCGGGTGGACAAGAGCAACGCGGCCTCTGGATCGGAAATCAGCGCGCGGGCATCTGCCTCGTATTGGACCAGCCGCCTTGTCGGGATATTGGCGCGGTGGCGCTGGAATTTTGCCCGCGCCTGCCGTTCGCCCAGAAAACCCGCGCCCTGCGCCTGCGCCACGAGGGCCGCACGATCCTCGGCCCCGATGGGGTCACGGTCTGTCACACGTTGCCGGATGCCCGCCACCCCGTCCGGCGCACCGAAATAGGCCACCGTGATCGTGCGACACCGGAAATGGTATTGCGGGCCTGCCGTGCCACCGGGCAGCTCCGAGCTGCGCGTGGTGCTGAAATCAGTTTCGCTCCCATGCATCGTCCAGGCGGCATAGGCGGCAGGCTGATCCCGGCGGCTGGTCGCCTCCAACCAGGCATCGGCCTGGGCGCGCAATGCGCTGACCTTGATCACACGGCCATGCATCTGCCGACAGATGCGCGTGGTGCGCTCATCGAGCTGCGCGCGCACCTGAACGCGGGCAATACCGGCGCGCTCATACCCGGTCACGCGCCCGATCTCGCGGGTGCGGCTGGCGGTGTGATCGGCCATGTTGAGCCAATAGGCGCGGCTGCGTTCGGTCAGCCCGGCAAAGTCCCGCGCGAACCTCTCGGCCAAATCCTGACGGCTCAACCCTTCGGTGAAATACGCCTCCAGCGCTTCCGCGAAAACGCGCTGGTGGCGGATGTTCCAACTGTCGCCGATCCAAAAGAGGTTGCCGGTTTTCAAGACGTCCAGCGCATCGAGATCGGGACGCTGAAAGGCGATGGCCACGCCGGTGGCCTGCCCGACCTCCTCGGCCCCCACGCGATAAAGCGCATCGGTCAGGTTGATGACCGGTTCCCGCATGGCGGCCCGCAGGGCCTCGGCCCCCACCGATCCCTCCAGGACGCGCAGGATCGCCGCGCCGTCCTCTTGGGTGAAGGCACCGGGGCCAAGGTCGCGCAGGCGGTCGAGCGCAGCGCTGATGCCCTCGCGCATGGCCTCATCCCAGGCGTTCGTGAGCGCCGTCTGGAGCTGGCCGAAAAGCGCCTGAAACGCATCGGCGTCCTTGATCACCACAGACCGCGCCAGGCGGCGGCTCAGGGCGCGTGTGAGGGCTTGCTCGGCGATGGTCATTCTTCATCCTCAGCGGCAGTCGACAACTCGCTATGGCAAGCCGGTTCAAACTCAATCGTGCAGGTGACCATACGATTGCAGGACGGGCACTCGTGCTCGCCCTGCCCAACATCGCCGAGATCATGATAGCAACCGGGACAGCTCCAGTAGTCGTCGCGGTGCGGATTGGAAATTTCGGTTGCGTATGGTTGCGACATCAGCGCGCCTCCTCATCGGTCAATTTGTTGCGGGCCGGGGCCGTTGGCGGGGCAACTCCGACATGCTCAGAACGTAATCGGTGCCGCAGATTTCGACCACGATAGCAGTTGTTTCGCCGTCCAGATGCAGCACCTCCTGAGGCAAACGCCCGGTGGCCAGCGGTGCCAGCAATTCGGCGACGCGCACGGCCTTTGGGCAAAGACATTTGCTCATGCTGCAATCTCCTCATTCATATATGCACCCCACTGATTGGCCATTGCCTGCGCCAATCCGGGAAACGTGGCCGAGCGCAATTTCCACCTGTCCGGGCCGGGGCTTGCACGATGGATCATCGACCATTTCTTGTGGGCACCGGTGCCCGCCTTTGGCGGCTCCAGCCGATTGGTGGCAATCAAGGGTGGCAGGTTGCGCAGATAGAGCCCTGTCGCCTTGAACGCGGGATCACCGAACCACCAAGGCTGAACTGTCTGGGCGGCGGGCTCGAAATTCTTGATCCTGGCCTTCGCATGTTTGTGCATCACCGGGTTTTCGACCGCGATGCGGGGGATCGGCGCGTTCCAGCAGGCCGAGAACAGCGCCGCGCCCGCATCCAGATCGGCCCACATCTCGGCCAGGCTGCGCCCCTTCGGCGGGCGATGCAGCCAGCGCACACCGCTATTGCAGAGCCGGGTGCATGGCGGATGCATGACCGCCAGCAGATCCCATCCCCAATCCAGAATATCGCGGATATCGCAGACCATGTGCCGGTTGGATCGGTCATCGGCGGGCAGTAGGTCACAGGACCATGCATCATGCCCCCGCGCGAGAAAGGCATTGCGCACCATGCCGCTGGTTTCACATCCGATTAAAACGCGCATGGCTACTGTCCTTTCTGCCCCGAGGGCTTGCCAAAAAGCCCGGCATCCTTCGGCTTCGCTTCATATCCGCGCAACTCGCGGTTTTCGATTTCTTCCCAGGTGCTGAACCGGTGGCCGCATATGCGGCAGCGCCGGTATCGCTGTTTCACCGTCCCGGCTGGCTTGGTGGCGTAGCAGTAGCCGCGCCCGCCGCATTTAGGGCATTGCATCAGGGCTTCTCCCCTCATGAACGTCCAGCGCCACACAGAATTCATCATACCGCCCAAGTCGGACCATCAAGCCTCGCACGGCGGCGCGCGCGGCCATGCGTTCCTCCAAATTCCAGTAGGGAAAATTGAAACTATTGTCATATTCGGCTATGGCCGCGTTCATCACCGGATCATAAGGCATCGCTTGCCTCCCGGCGTTGGCGCACCCATTCCTCCAGCCCGGTGATCACCTTGCTGGCCTGCGCGCGCGTAATGAACCTGGTCGAATTCACCTTGGCCGTGCGCACCACGAATGACCGCAACCGGCTATCCTCCAGCCCCTTCTCCCAGCCCATCGACCGGGCCAGCCCGCCCAGCTTCGCCCATTGCGCCGAGGTGGGGCGCTCGTCACCGGATTGCGTCTGACCAATGCCGCCGCGTTCGCGCTCGGGGATCAGGCCCTCGCCGCGCAGCGTCTTGATCAGCGCGATGCGCTCGGGCGTGGTCAGCTTGCCCGCCGATCTCTTGCCGGTGTGCCGCGCCAGCCAATCCTCATAGGCTTCCCGCCCGTCCGCGCCTTTCGAGGTATCGCCAAAGAGCCGCTTGGCGGCGATGTGGATCATTGCCAGATCGGAGGTGCGGCGGGATGTGGAGGCGGTTTTTGGGCGGGCCATATCAGGGGCTTTCCGGGTCAGTGCAGTTGGGTGGGTGAACTCTCATTCAAATTTAATTTGTTCCGCCGGGGGGGGGGCAGCGGCAGCTCCTCCTGGTCCTGCATCACGAACGCTTCGCGGATGTGATCCGGCAGTGTGGCAAACGCGACCTCGGGGCCGCATTCGCCGATGCTGACCTGCATTCGGGTGCCATACCAAAGCGGGTTCAGATATGGCCCCGCTCCCCGTGCGCGGCCGATCATCCGGCGCACATGCTTTTCCGTGACACCGGCCATCGCAGCGATCTGATCGGGGGTGACATAGGCGGGGGTCATGTCTCGAACTCCACCTCATCAGAGATCGCACGCATTTCCCGGATATGGCCATCCAGCTGATCATCTTCCCAACGCATCAGCCCAAGGCGGCTCTGAACTCTCAATCCAATGGCGTTGATTTTCTCACAGGCTTCCTTGGCCAGATCCAAAAGCGACTGCCGCTCAATGCAGCCTGAGCATTCGTATGGGTCGCCCCAATCTTCTTCGCCAATGTAGAATACAGCTGCCACCTCGCTTTCGACATAAGGCCGCGTCCAGGTGATCTGACCGACCACATCGCCCGCCAGCTTGATCTCTCCGCTTGTGGTGATCTCGATCTCAGCCATGTCAGCATGTCTCCATGATGCTCTTGCCCTGATGCAGCTTGCGGGCAGGCGGTCGCGCCCATTCCGGCAGCTTGACCAGCACCGAATTCGCATCTGGTTGCGCGGCCACCATCATCGCCTTTGCCGGGCGTTTTCCGCTTGCAACCTGGTTCCAGGGCATCAGTTTGACATAGATGCTGCCCTTGACCGATTTCAGAAACGGGATCGCGCCGTGGGTGTTGGGATCGGCCAGGGCGATCCTCATCAGGTGGTTCTTGCCAGCGGCGTCATCGATCTCCAGCGAGATGGCGTCGCTCTCGGTGACGGGGCCATCGAAATAGCGCTCTTGCGCGGCCAACGTGACGCTCAGCCGGATGTATTGGCCCGCGCGCGTTTCGCTCAGGCTCATGGCGATACCACTGCCCTGTGCATTCACATTCTCGAACGGCGCGATCTTCACAATTGCCATGTCTCTCTCCTCAAGTTGATGCCGCCGCGCCCCGTTTGTTTTGGGGAGGATCGGGGCGCGGCGGCGGGCGGTTCGGGGCGCTGCCACACCCCCTGCCGCCATCCTTGTCAGGCGACGTGATCGGCCAGTGCCTTGAGCGGCTTGGCGGTCACAACGGTCTTGGCGGGAATATCGATGGCTGCCCCGGTCGCGGGGTTGCGGCCCTTGCGGGCGGCGCGCGCCTTGGTTCCCAGCTTCATGATGCCGGGGATTGTCATGTCCGCGCCTTCGCCGAGGCATTTGGAGGCCACGCGGGCCTGCCCGTCCAGCACCTTTTCTACCACGGCACCGTGAATTTCAGTGTCATCCGAGATGGCCTTGATCAGTTCTGCTTTCGTCATTGTTTCTTTCCTGTCTTTGGCCGAATGGCCTTTGGGTTTAAGATGCCTGCCCCGATCACGTTCGGAGCTTTGCCAGTGGGCTAAGTTGAGGACCGGCGCAGCCCCCCGATACACCGCCACTGCGGGGCAATCCCTCTGATCGGTTCCCAGCCGTGAACTGGGTGAGAAAGCCTGTCGGGAATGCCTCAGCGAACGTTTGCTTTAACCGATCCGTCGCTGCGATCTCACTTCACGATGCCTCTTTCAGCTCGGTCTCGAACGGCTCGACAATGAAATCCTCACCATCCGATCCGATGGTGACGCCGCTGAGCGCCGCCGCCGTGGAACGATCCTCCAGCATCGCCTCCTTGTTCACGTCCTCCTTGACGCGCAGGAATTTCTTGCCCAGCCGCGCGGCCTTGATGGCGGCGATCACGCCGTCCTTGCCGCGAATGGTCACCTTCGCCGGTCGCAGCCGCCAGCTGATCTCGCCGGTGGCGAAGCGCGCGAACTTCACCTTGCCCCCTTTGGTCAGGCGGTCGCGGTTGACCTCGCAGAACATCTTGAGACCTTCCTGCTTGGCCAGCGCCGCCTCGCGGATCGGCGCGACCCGCGCGCCGTATTCCTGTTGCAGAGCGGCGATCCTGTCGTTCATCTCGGCCTCAAGGCGCAGCGCGTCCCGGTTCAGATCGCCGATTTCTCGGATGGCCTCGCGGGCCTCGCTGTCATCCTGAGGCACGGGCAGGTTTGCGCCAGCCGATTTCATCTTGCGTGGTGCCATGATTTTTCCTTTCTCAAAGTTGTGAAATGACGGTGGGTTCGGGTTGGGGCGGGGCGGGGTCGGGCAGTTGGCCATCCTCAAGAAAGAGATCGGCAAACCAGGCCAGCGCCAGCACCTCCAGGTGGCTCAGCATCGACCAGCCCATGCGCTTGGCCTTGACCTTCGCCTTGGCCTCTGCGGCCAGCTGGGTCAGCTCCTCGGCGGTGATGCTTGCGGGGCCACCGCTGGCCGACAGGTCATAGGTGTAGCTATGCTCGATTGTCTTGTTTTCCGGCTCACGCATTTTGCGCCTCCTCCAGCTCCAGTTGCAGCTGCCCGGCCAGCTCCTGAACCGTCTGCCCCGTCATGCGGCTGGCCTGGGTCAGCCCGGTCAGCGACCGGCGCGTCAGGTTGCGCACCGTGTCCCAAATCTCAGCCTCGGTGATGCCCCAGAAATAGCCGTGATCGGGCGTGGCGCAGGCAGGGTGTCCGCGCATGCGCAGCTCGGTGATTGACTGGCGCAGGTGGCGCTCGGACAGCGCCGTGCTGTCGCGCCCGGTGATGACCTCCACCAGCTGCTCGGCCCTAAGGCCAGCGCCCGCGCCTTCCATCGTCAGCAACACGGCCAGCACCGTGTCTGGCGTGATTGCGATTTCGGTCTCAGTTTCAGAATACATGCTCGTCCTCCTGCCTGTTTTGGGTTCTTCGTTACCTGTCAGCTCTGCCCCGCCATCCAGGCGGCGGCGGTTTCCACCACGCGCTCATCCAGTTGGGCGATGCCCTCGTTTTCCATCAGCCGGGCGCAGGCATCGGCCAGCGCCACGGCAAAGCGCCAGTTGCCGCCTGTCTTTCGCAGGAACGCATTGGCGCTCACCTTGGTGATCTGACCAAAGCGCGGGGCCAGCACATAAGCGGCCATCTCCCCGGCCTCGGTCACCGGCTGCATCACCACCTTCTTGGTGCCGACGCGCTGGCGGAATTGCTCCAGAAAGATGCGAATATTTGGATGCGTGAACTTCTTGGCCAACAGGTCGGTGCCCGCGACCACAAGGCCAGCGCCGCCGATATCCGAGATCGAGCGCAACATCTCCAGCGTCGGCCATTTAAGGTGATTGGCCTCATCGACAATGATCAGCCGCCCGCCAACGCCGCATCGAATAAGGCGTTGGATCAGCGTGTTGGATGTGCCTGTTTCGTCCACCGGATGACCGGCGCGCGTGAAGGCCAGGGCCAGCTCCTGGAGCATGGTCTTTTCCTTCATACCCGCCCATGCCTCGACGCGAACCGCGCCCAGCTCCCTTGTCAGCCAGAGCGTGGCGGCGGTCTTGCCGGTGCCGGGGTCTCCGGTGATCTGACCCAGGCGGCTGTAGCGCGGGGCCGCCATTACGGCTTCACACATGGCGCGGGCCTGACCGGCCATCACGGTTTCAACGAAATCACTCATGCTCATCCTCTGCGAATGTGAAGTTTTCCAGCGCCTCAATCGGCCTGGTTTTCCATTGCTGCACGGCTTGCCGTTTGCGGCTTTCCTCGGCGTCGCTCAGGGCTCGCCTGCGATCCTCACCCGCCAGGCGGGCCAGGCGATCAATGATCCCGGCATCGACAACGGCGGCGACCGGGGCCTCGGGGGCGTCGGGCATATGGGCGATGTGGCGTTCGGTTTCGTCGGTCAGCGACAAGAGCGCGACATGTGCGCGCTTCTCGGCGATCTGGCGGCGGAAGGCCTTTCCCCGGCGGTTGACCTCGGCGGCACCGCGCGGATCGAGAACGCCAAAGGCGCGCTCCGGGAAGGCTTGGCAAATCAGCTCATCGCCATCGAAACAGAAGACAAATTCAGGGTTGAATGCGGGCACCCTGAGCGTGATCTTGCGATCCAGCCCAAGCAACTCGTCAGCATAAAACTGGATGGTCTCGCCGCGTCGTGGCGTGTAGCTGACGCGGCCCCGATCCGGCACCCGCTCCACCACCTCAGCAAAGGCCAGCGCCAGAACCTCTGGCCGTGAAAGAACCGTCTTTCCCCAGCCCGCGTCGATGAACCCGCTCAGGGCCTCATTCGGGCTGCGCCCTGCCAGCCGCCCGTGTTGGGGCCGCTTGTGATACCACTCCAGCGTCTTGCCTGCGGTCTCCAGAAAGTCACGCTCATCACCGGGGAAGGCGATGGGGTCTTTGCCCTTGGCGTGTGTTTTCTTGTTCATCCGCTCACCAGCTGTCCAGCCTGGAATGGTGGCGAAAAACACCTGCTCGATATTGCCGAACGCGCCCTCGATGCCGGGCTTGCCCTTGGCATTGTAGGGCCGCGACCGAATGACGGCATCGCGGCCACTTGCGACCCGCGCCGCAACGGTCTTGTCGCTATCCAGATCGAACACCTTCACCGCGCCGCTCGTCAGTTTTGACAGCTGGGTAAACCCGCCGATCATCGCATCCCAGGAATACTCCGACCCATTGTCGAGATAGAGCATCTGCGGCAGGCCCCAATCCTCGACCATCGCCTGAAAGCTCTGCGCCACATGCTCGCGCCGGATACCTTCACCGGGCTCCAACAGGGCGAAGGTCATGTGAATTTCGTTGGTGACCGGGTCATACCAGGCAATCGCCTTGGGATAGACCACCGACCCATCCGGGCGGCGCATCATTACGTCAACAGGGTGAACGTCCCCGACGACGATCTGGCGCGGCATGATGCCGTCATAACCGCGCAGAACCGATGGTGAGAACTTGTCCTGAAAGGTGGCGTTGTCCTTGTCCTTGATGGCGATCAGCCCATAGCTGCGCTCGCCTTCCACCTTGCGCCTGCTGACATGGCACAGACCGAACTGCGTCTTTGCACGGCCAGTGTCACCACACCGGCCCAACTCCAGCGCCTCGAACTCGACCACCCGCAATTCGCGCGACATCTCAATCAGCCGGGTCGTGGACTTCTCGGATATGGCGCGCCAGCCGCGCTCGCCCGCCGCCCAGAGCGACCGGATATATTTGGTCAGATCATCAGCCACCTGCGCCTGTTCAGCGCCACCGATATGAGCGCTGAAAAAAGCATCCCAGGCCCGGCTGATCTTTTGACGTTTCGCGCCGTTATCTGCGCGCCGTTTGCGGATCAGGCCGTGCAGCCCATCGGCTTCAAAGGCCGCAATCCAGTTGTAAAGCGTCTGCCGGGTCACCGCCTTGCGGGTGCCGTTCGGGAAAAGGCGCGCCTCTGCCGCCAGCGCCTCAACCAGCTCGGCCCGCTCAGGTGATCCCTTTGCGTGGATCAGCGCGCCCCGGATCACCTCATGCCGCCAACGCGCCTGCGCCAGATCGGCCTCGAACTTCGCATCATTCTGGTAGGCTTGATCAGGCACAAGAACCGTGTCGCCGGTCTCCGCGTCAGGTCGCTCATGCAAGACGATCCCGCGCTCCAGATACCAGGCCGCGCGCAGATCGGCGGGCAGGCTGTCCACATGCACCTGGAGCGTCTTGCCGCCCCGGCCTCGCCCGGAGCGCACTTCGCGCACTAGCAGATCGCAGCCACGCCAGAAGCGCTTTGCAAGGGCCTTGCGGACCATTCGTTCAGAAACATCGGAGAGTGAAACGACAACCTCTGCCGAAACCCATTTTTCCGGGTTCCTTTGAGGTTCCTTTGCCGGTTCCTTTGACCGGCCAATCGCCACGTCAAAGGAACCTCTATTTTGCGGCACCCCAATGCGCTTCTCCGGCGCATCTGGGAACCCCGGCACATCTGTGCCGTCCTGCTCGATTTTCCTCAAGGCCTGCCCCATCCCTCAGATCATCCCGTAATCTTCCGCACCACCCCTGGTGCGGCAGGGGTGGCACATCCTGTGATGTGGTCCTTCGCTCTTGATTTCCGTGCCGCAGGTGATGCAGGGGCGCAGCCTCATGCGCGCTTCCCGGATCAGCGCATCGCGCTTTTCCTCGGCCTGGGCGAGAGTTGTCGGCCCGAAAACCGCGACCCCGTCACGCAAGACCGTTCCCCGGCCATGTCGCACATAGATGTCGAAACTCGCGCTCATGCCGATCCCTCGCAGCTATCGGCCACGATCCGGGACGCCATACTTTGGCTGGCCCGTTGCGCCACGCGCCCCAGCGCCTCGATCTGGTCGCTGGCAGCCCCCGTCATCGCGTAGATGCCCAGCGCCTCACCATAGGCATGCGCCAGCGCGTGGGCCACATCGGCAGGCTTGGCGCGGTCGATCTCAAGCGCTTTCACGATCTGATCCGCCGCCGCCATATGCGCCTCGAACGCCGCCGCATCGATATAGATTGGAACATGGCTCATCATCCGCACTCCCGCTCAAACGAGGCGCGGATCAGGTCATCCGAATACTGCTTGATCCGGTTGGCCGCATAGGCCAGCGTCGGCAGGGCTTCCGGGTCTGTCACACCCAGCAAAAGGCTCATCGCGTAGTGAACGGTTTCCTTGTCGGAAAAGGACCGCAGCGCGTCATCCTTGTCCGCATCGCTGACCATCTGTTTGTGACTTGTCATGCCGCCACCCCGCCGCCCAGCTTCTGGGCCTCCAGGATCATGCGCCGGGAATAGGCCACCTCGACCAGGTCGCGGCCCGCATCGTTGATGATCCTGCGGCGCAATTCAGCGCCACGATCACCGCCCGACTGACCGTAAGTGGCATTCCGCGCGGTGCTGGGATGCACCCCGTTTTCGCGGCACCAGGCGTCAAAGCTCGACCCCGCCGAGCGCAACGCACCGTCGATCACTTCATGAAGGATCGCTCCGGGCTGGAACAAATTAATTTTTACTGCCAT